TAGTAACAAGAGCTTTGCACTAATAGTTAGAGAATTAAAAAAACTTGATATTAAAGGTGTTAACTTTTGTTATCTTAGTTACGATCATAAAAAAGGTTTCGCATATAATTTTCCTATTATGTGCAATCGTCTCAATGACCTAGAAGGTGATTGTATACTCATTGGGCATAGCATGGGTGGGATTTATGCCACCCATCTATACAAAAAATTTTCTAATAAGATTAAAACTGGAATTACTATCGCAACACCATATCTTGGACTTGGTAGTGCTTTAGTTACACGTTGGATATTTCCATTTTGGCAACTGCTACAAGATGTTAGCCCAACTGCGTATCCTGTACTTGGAATGCAACAGGTTAAATTTAATATTCCATGGATACAATTGGTTCCAACAAAAGGAAGAACTCCGTGGGTAAGTCCTTTCCAGAATGATGGCGTAGTCTCTAATCTATCAATGACTTGTCGCAAAGATATACAATATCGTTATATCAATTCAAATCATTATGAATCATTGGTCGACTATAAAACTACTGAAATTGTTAACGATACAGTAAAATTATGGTGTGGTTGATTTAGACAAAACACCACTGGTACGTTTTGGACTTCCCCAATAATCACGTGCATTTACTCTAATAAAAGGTTTAGCCGTTTCGTTCTTATTAGGATTTGGAACAGTTAGAACAACATTTTTAAACTTTTTCCATGCTGTATGTTGGTTAATAGCCTGCGCCAATGTTCCTTTATACTCTCTTCTGTATGCTTTACGAAGTGATTTGTTAACTCCAATTTCACCCTTGGAAGTTTGACTTGCTCTTTGTTTTTTCTTAGCCATTGTTTAGCCTCATTTACTATGTGGTGGCATTTTAGATTCAATAAACCAAACGTGCTTTTGCTTAACTGGGTGATACTTTCTCATTCTTAGTTTTTTACCTTCACGTGTAGCAGATAAACTCTTTGGGTGAACAAAATGAAAACTTGCATGTTTGCGGTCTTCATCTTCGGGGATCATCCAAACTTTATCATTTTTATTTTTACTAGCCATCACTGATTTCCTTCTGACTACTTATGATCATTAAGTAATCTGTTATTGATTTTTACAATGGTATTTATTAATTTATGCTTCAGTGGGCTGTCTATTAAGCAATTCTTCATAAAATGTATCACATTCACCACCAAACTTACCTATTAGGTGTTCGGCAATTTCTTTCATTTTATCCCAGTCTTCGTTGGCATATGCTTCATTGAAAGCATGGTGCATTCTAACGTTAGCATCAAGTGCAACCATTTCGCCAAGGTTAATCTTATCAGCAGGAATAACACAAAAAGCATCAATGATTTGTCCTTCTCGTTCTAGTTGTTCAAGAGGCAATACTGTATACTTTTTTCCTAGCTCTTCAGCTATTTCCTTACCAATAATTATATTCATTTTGATGTATCCATATGTTCGTACACAGAGTTATATTGACTTTGTGCAATTATAAAAGTTGTACACTTACTTAGTTGTTTAAGATTGTTTGCTCCAACATATGTACAAGTACTTCGGATACCACCCAACAAATCTTGTACTGTATTTCCTACTTCTCCTTTAAAAGGAACCAGTACTTCACGACCTTCGCTACTTCGATATTCTTTAAGCCCGCCAAAGTGTTTTTCGTTTGCGGCTTTGCTACTCATACCGTAGAACTGTACAAACTGTTTTTCTTCATAAACTAATTCAAAGAATCCGTCATCAGTTTTAGTTACTTCGTTAGTTTCGTAAATCTTAGTAATTACCTCGCCGCCACCTTCAACATGTCCAGACAACATACCCCCGAGCATTACAAAGTCAGCGCCGCCTGCAAAAGCCTTTGCCACATCTCCAGGACAAGTACATCCACCATCAGCGATAATAAGGCCACCAAGACCGTGAGCCGCATCAGCACATTCAATGACAGCGGAAAGTTGGGGATATCCCACACCAGTCTGTATACGAGTAGTGCAAACACTACCAGGACCAATGCCCACCTTAATAATGTCGGCTCCATTTAGAAGCAACTCCTGAGTCTGATCTGCTGTCACTACATTACCTGCAATAATAACAATGTTTGGATACTCTTTACGTAGATTTCTAATAAAGTCTACAAATCGTTCACTATAACCATTGGCTACATCAACACAAACGTATTTAATCATTTCAGGATAAGAGCTATAAACATAGTCAAACTTGTCAAGATCCTGTTCAACAATGCCCATGCTATATGCAAAGTAGTCTGATATATCAGCAATATTATTTGTTGATGTGTTAAGCCAATTGATTATATCATCACCGGTATATGATTTTGCAAGACAAGTAAACATTTTCTTTTTTGCCAATGTTTCAGCCATTTCAAACGTACCAACACCATCCATGTTAGCCGCCATAATTGGCACGCCTTCATAATCATATTGACCAAGATCAAATCCTCCGCCATAGTTGCGGAATTTAAATTTTCGTGATAAGTCAACTTCTTTACGACTACCTAGAGTTGAACGTTTAGGTCTAATCAGTACATTGTTATAATCTAACTTGACATCACTTTCAATACGCATGACTAAATCCTATTCGTTTGAATACTGTCTGTACTGCTTCAGCTTGGCTAATTGCATCTTCTAGTGCATTGTGTAGTCCTGCTTTACCTTTTTGCCTTGGGTCGCCGTGTACACCAAATAGTGTACGACTATCTCTAATCTGCCAAAAATTCCAAGGAGTAGGCATATTAAAATCTCTGTAAAGATCTTCCATAATAACAAAATCAAATGCAGGACCTTGAGCCCACATATTGTTAGCACCGACAAAAAACTTGTTAAGTTCTTTTAATGTTTCAGTTACTGAGATTCGATTGTCATTGCTAAGTGCTTCTTCTTTAACATCGTCGGCTTGTTGTTCCCACCATGCTACAGTATCTTCTTGTATTTCTCTACCTAAATTTGATTGTTCATCAATATTTGGTTTTAAATATAATGTTTGTTTAGTTCCGGGTTTGCGAGGATCAAACTTCACAACGCCAATAGTTAATACAACACACTTGGGTCTAGTGCCTAGTGTTTCAATATCCAACATTAAGTCCATAAATTCTTCCTATCTAATTACAGTCTTTATTATAACACATTATAGTTAGTTGTCAATTGAATTCATTAGTTTGATTGACAAATGGGCAATTTCTTTTTCAATTCCTCTAAATCCATGATGTCCAAAGTTCATTTTAGGGTGACCTTCGTTGTACCCTCCACTTACAATATTTAAACTGCTTTGAACAAATTCAAATTGATCAAGTATAAGCTGACATGTTGGAATATCAGTGTAATCTGATATATCTAGTTCATGATGTATAATATGTAAAGGTACTGTAACCCGCTGATCCCGTCTGAAAAAATTACAACGATCATAATAGTTTTTAGCATATTTTCCTAGTTGAGTAGGAGGGCTATTCACAGCAGAAAATATAAGTCCTTCGATTGGAGATGTATCTTGGAAATGATGATAGTATCTTGACATAATATAATTACTACTACATTGTCCCATTAACCAGACTGGAACATCGCTCATATCAACGGCACGTTTAAGTTCTTTACTAATTACATGTACTGCATGTAATGCACGTTTAAGATTGAAAGTTGCATTTTTTTCCATCCAAACTTTTGGTAATTGAAATCTATCATTTAACACTAATCCAGGAATCTTAGAAAATAATACATTAATAAGCCAAGGCAATGGATAATCGCCACTGTGTACCAGTGTTACATTGTATCCTTGTTCTTGGAAATGTGGAACCAAACTACTTGGAACTAGGTGTCCTGCTGGGAAATCCCAGTCTTTGCGAATTTCTAATGCTCCGCGACCACCAGCTATGAGTATAACAGTTTTAGTACCATTAACCGGAAAGTGCAAGATATGGTCATTTATTAACTTGCCACCACACTTATCAAGCATGGTTTCAAAGTCTTCATTTCCAGGTAATTTTAGATATACTTCTCTATGTTCATCAGATGCATCATCAGGAACATTCTCATCATGATATAATTTCACGGTTGTTTTGTTCTTCCATTAATGTTACACGTTGTCGTAACCCGGAACTACTGAAACTATGATCTCGTGTGTTGTATACTATTTTAATATTTCTATCTTTACAGATTTGATCACCAGTAAACCCCTTGGATTTATATTCAACACCAATAATTCTTACATCAATTGGAAGTGTAAGTAAGATATCGTCGATGTCTGACTCAGTGTTATAAACAACAATTTCATCAACCCAACGTTGACTGCTTAACATAATTTGTCGTTCAACTATACTTTGAATAGGTGTATTTTTACCAGGGCGTCCAACTGCACTGGCATCGTTTTGTAATCCAGCAATTAGATAATCACAATGATTTTTAGCTTCACTTAACATTGCTACATGTCCTGCATGTAACAAGTCAAACTGACTAAATGTAATACCTACTGTTTTGCCTTCATCTCTTAATTCTTTTGCTTTTGCAAATATCATTGATCTGGTTCAATCTTTATTTGTAAAGGGAAACCGTGATTTCGTGCTAGTATTGTAACTTCAACACCTTTTTGTTCAGCCATTTCAAAAGGTAATACTGCTACTGTTGCAAGACCATCTTGATGTATTTTGTGAGTAAGTGCAACGGCTGGTTGCTCATCATAATCAAAAATAGTCTTCAATGTTTCAACAACAAATTCAGTTGTGGTAACTTCATCGTTGATGTAAATTACACGAAAACGCACCGGCTCTCTAAGATTTTCTTTTGCTTTAGTTTTCTTCTTAACTTCTTGTTCTGGTAGTGCGTCTGTCATCAGTTAATAACCCTTAAATGTTAATAATACTATTTACTTAAATTAAGTGCATAGGACCAATTATTATAAACTGATCCTATGCACCTTTTTATCTAACTGAGTATACGACTAGCTTGAAGAAATTGCAATCTTTTTGGGCATCTTTTCTTCAGGAATGATCTTCTCTAGTTCAATGAACAACATACCGTTCTTCATACGGGCACCTTTAACTAGTACATCATCAGCAAGGGTAAAACTTCGTTTAAATTTACGAATTGCAATACCTCTATGCAACATTGTTTCTTCGTCAGAATCTGATTTAGGATCATGAACTATAGTCAATACTCCTTCAGCAGTTTCAATATCAAGATCATCTAGTTCTACACCAGCGAGAGCCATTTCAATTTGAAACTTGTTTTCATCTTGACGAATGTTATAAGGTGGGAACCCCTGTTGTGGAGCATGTTCTACTTGACGTAGCAGTCCATCAAATAGGCTATCAAAACCTAGTGCATGTGGGGTGAGTTTATTGAGGTCGAGAGTTGTTAATCTATTCATTTGCTATCTCCTTTATTAAGCAAGATTAATGTAAGTAGGCCCGCTAATCGGCACCTACATATATAATATAGTTACTCTTACGTTAAAAGTCAAGAGCTTCTACAAAATTATTTATGATTTTTTTACCAAACTGGATAAAATTTCATACTTTTCGTATAGGTCTTTGAGACCCGGCGTATCTAAATCGCCTTCTTTTGGTACAATTACTCCCAAATGCTTACAAATAGCTTCAAGAGTTGCATTTACACTTTTACCACCAATTAAAATGTCATTTTGAACTTCAAGGTCATCAGCAGTCAACGTTGAATTTTCTTGCGTGGTAAGCCAATTATTAAAACCCGAATTGGTAGTAATGCTACTCGTTGGTACAGTAATAGTGGAACCGCCTACATAAGATGAATTCAACGTAAACGATGCATTTACCGTATCAGGAGCAGTGATAGTGATAGTATT